ATTGACCCATTTGCAAGTGCTGAATTGACAAAGGATATGTATGAATTGTCACAGAGTCAAATAGCTCTAAGCGTGATGATTAAATATGCAAAGATGGCAGATCAGTCCTCTATTTTAAAGTCTGTTATACCAGCTCTGATTGAAAGATTCCGGCTAGGAGTCATCGGCTATTTTTCAGTTAGGCAAACTCTTCATCAAGGAATGTACGTTGGGAAAGCGGTTTACACAGGATTGATGGAGGGCTTCAGGGTTGAAATACTTGCTCAGGATTCTGTTGTACAGAAAGTGAGATGCATAAATGAAGTTGAGCTGTCTCACATGTCCCACACTCTATGGGACTTCATTAAAGATTTGGGATGGTCCGTGCTCCATCCAATTAGAAGGCAAGACACCAAGTACTGGGACTTCAATGTTAGAAGAATGGTCAGAACGAAACATGTGAGGTCTGTTGAAGTAGAGTTCATGAAATTGAAAGGATTACCAGAATTGTCTACAGCAGGGATGAAGCTGGAGGTGACAGATTACAACACAATAAGATTGGTAAATTATGATCTAGGACGTAAGTACACTATTTTATCTTATAGAGTCAAAACCAAAGATCTTGGGACGAATGACACTCATAAAAAGAGCAAAATGGATGACACAAATGATCATGTGTCCACATGGTTGCGTAGTGACAAGATGCAAGTGAGGAAGATAGAAGACGAGATTCTTAGCAATCCTGATTATGAGTCATGGACATGTGACACGCTCAGGAGACGACTGATGGGATTGAACAAACTCCCTAATCTTGACTCTCTGTTTGAGCAATCTGCAGATCAGATGGTCACAACTGCTGATGATGATGATTCTGACACCTCTAGCTTCATGAGAATGGCAGCTCAAGAGATGATGACCCCTGAGGATCTGGAGATGTTTGAGTTCATGTTTAGAGATGCATCAGAAGCGTCAGATGATGAGTCAGAGTCCACCACAGAGGATCATCAAAGGCTAGCTCTGGAGGAATTCACAGATGCATCATTAAAAGATCTCTCTTGGTTAGACTTTGTTAAGATGCCTTTTCGACCTGGAATATCTGTTGATTCTGCGGTGACGAACAAATTCTTTGACGATTTTATAGATGAGTATTCAACTATCTTCGGGAAGGTGTTTCTGAACTTCTTTGTCAGAAAGCCTCTCTC